TTAAAAGATAGTCAAAGATATTCTTTTATAAATTATTATTACTTTTCATGCTACTTTCCACCCTAGAAAATGTTACGCAAACCAGAGGCAAAATTTTGGCAATTAATCAAAAGAAATCTAACTGATATAGCTTGGACAAGGGTAGAAAATCGTAGCACTGCAGGGTTTCCAGACCTCCTTGGTTGTCATGAGAATTGTGGCTTCTTCACAGTAGAATTGAAAGTATTAAAAGGTAATAAATTATTGCTCACTCCACAGCAAATATCATGGAACTATAAATATTATCATAAAGGAGGAAGTTGTTTTATCCTAGCCACGCCCCTCGAACAGAGTACCATAAAAATCTATGGAGGAGGCGAGAGCAGGGAATTGTCGCTAAACGTACACAAAATTACCCCTCTACTCTCTGTTGATAAACCATTTGAGTGGGGCAGGGTACACGAAACGTTGACCACGCCTCGCTAAACGTACACAAAACGCCCACAGCTACGCTAAACATACTCAATTATTCTTTGTTTGTTTTTTTTTATATTCTATTCGCGCTCGCGAAGTTTGTTGATGATCCAAGTGATGGGTTTGATAATGATCCAGTAGATTAATATAATTATTATGCAGTATTCATATAACATTTTAATGTTTTTCATATGATATATTTTTTATTGAAGGATTCCAGCAGGCCCGGCAATCTAAGCAGCGCCCGCCCTGGTGCGATGCGTTGCAAGCTTCACCAATTGGAGCAATGCCCGTAGTATGAACCGTTGAGGAATGCGCGTGAGTCTTTGAAGGCGCGCCGTTTATCATTGTTGCGCTCAATCTAATAACCAGGTTCGAAGGTATTACCCCGCCCGCTTCTTTAAACTCTTTTAAGATCTTAGCTTCTCTTGTTGGTAACCAATGAGAGACGCGGGGTGTACCGCTTGCAACATCACAGATCTTTTTTAAATGGTTAACGCTTTGTATGTCCCCGCTATCATGCCATCTGAAATAATGTTTTTCATATCTGTTAATTAAAAATATCATTGCATTAACCCAGCCTTTGTTGTTTAAAGATCTAAGCCGTAACGCGTGGCCCTTCTTTACGGATGGATAAAAGTAATTGGCTTTGAGCGCGTAACAATTGAAACATACAGAACCAGGGACGGCTTGAAGCTTTCCCCCGGTCACGCATTTTTTAGCGCTCAATCCGTAAGTATAACCAGGCATTTTTTTATTGCGGTTACTTATCCCGCCCCCGGTTATTTTATTTGCTTTTTTTACTGTTAACATATTTTTTTTCACTTTCCTGTTGACTTATGTTTTATTATCTTTTATATTCTTTTATATATTAATCAAGTGGAAAGAGAGTAAAAAAATGATTGATAAAGAAAAGTTAAAAAAAGGTAATACTTATATTATTAATAATGGCTTAGGCGCGCCAGTTAAGGCCAAGCTTTTGGAATCACCTAAGCAGGGCAAGGGCTGGAAGCAGGTTGTATTAATGCATGTATATGGTTCTTCAATTGGTTTTTTTGATGAAGCGGGCGGGGTATATACTAAAGATATACTAGAAGCATGTTAAAAAATCACGTTGCAATAATTAACGAAGGCACTTTGGTGAAATTTCAATTACTTACTGACGCTGCCGCGGATTGGTGGAATGATAACGTTGACGATTTCAACAAAGATATAAGGGCCAAAGCTGCCCGTCTTCGATACGTTGAGCATCGATACGCCAATGATATTTATCAAGGAATGCTGGAACACTTTGGAAAGTGACCGGCAAGAAAAGAGAGCAGCGCCCGCATCGCGGGCGCGCTAAACATTCACAATGTTTTTTCTACACTAAACATACACAAATAAAAAAATAATATTATTTATTTTTTTCTATGACTTCTCTAATTGTCTCTTTTCCAAACTTTGAAACATTTTGATTTTGATTTTGTTTTTTAACTTTTCTTGCGTGTATCTTAACACCTTCTGGATGTTCAGTGTCAATATTAACGACAACCTTTTCATCTGGTTTTAAATCTACACTTTCCATCTCAATAGCTTTTTTAGCAGCTTCAATTATAAGTTGTGCTGTTTCATTTTTATTTAGTGGAGAAGTATCAATCTTCTTTAGTCTTTCATATAGGTCGACTATATCTTTTCTTATTTTACTCATGTTTACTCCTGGTTGAATTAGTTGGGGGCGATTATCGCCCCCCTTTTCAACCCAACATTGAAAACTATTTATCTAATAACGTTGGGTTTTCTTCTAGTTTAGCTACTCTATAATCTTGCAAATATTGTTCACCTTTAAGATGACCAACCATTCGTTCCAGTTCAATTATTTGTGTTTGTTGTTTCTTTACCAGCTTTGATAAATCCTCAACAGTTTTATTGATTGCTTCCGCATATCCAACTAGCGTTGTATGCTTATCAACTTTCATTCTAATCACCTCCTTTCAAAAGTTCTGGGGGCGATGCCCCCAGCTGTCATGGTGCTTCAAGTGTTGCGGTAGTGTTGTTGATGGCATCCGAAATCCAATCACGAATATCATCCTCAAGAATTTGACACTCGCCAACAATGTCAATGACATCATCACGAGATAATTCGTGGCGAGATAAATCAGATACCTCGTTTTCAAGGTCTTCAATCCTTTGAAGAAGATTGCTTCTCTTGTCTAGCTCATTAGCTAGATAGACGGCAAGCTTCTGCAGGATTTCCTCAACCTTAACAACTTTATCTTCTGGATTTGTTTCATCCATTAGAACTCCTTTTCTGGAAATATTATGGTTTATAGGGGGCGATGCCCCCTACTCTTTATTTGATTTTGTCAATCTCATAAACAATGTCACACCATTTTGAGCGAGCGATACGATTTCGCCACGAGGTCAATTGTTCAAAAGAACCGTTAACCTTTAACCCGATATGTGCTTTCACCTGTTCAAGAGTGACCATATCCTTTTGAAGAAACTGATGCCTTGCAAATACATGGCGATAGTTCCTTTCATCAATATTCGGTATACCGATTGATCCTGCACAACCAATTATTAAATAATTAGTTACATCAGAGTAAGGAAGACCGACTAGCCGTCTTCCAACTGAGTCTGTTGTTTCTTCCTTATTGAAACAAACAGTATCACGATTTTTGATATCTCGGATATCTACATCTAAAGTCATAATATTTCCTTTGTTGGATTGTATATCATCTTGGTAGACTCTCTCTTTCCTTTCCGTAGTATGTTCCGGTTTGGAGGTTGTCGGTCTGTTGCTCAACCAAGCTTGATATAATTCTAATATAAACATTATAAAAGATAATACAAGATAATAATTTAATTTATTTTATTTTTTTGTGGATAACTTTTAGCCAACCTCTTCTGCTATTTGTCAACCGTTACTACCCGTTACCTTTCACGTGAAACATATGCCATACTGCTTTTGAGTCCCTAACCTATTCCAAAAGTCAAAACGTTATCCAAGCTACCCCCCACCCCTATTTTTCGGCCCCCGCGTCTGCTGTAGCACGTGCTACAGTCAGTTTTACAAATACAAAGAGTATGATAAAGTTACCATATGAATAAACCATCAGCTGAAGAACTAAAGCTGCTGCTCCGTGAACAGGAATTAATTTTACAAAAAGCAGCACAAAATAATTTTTTAAACTTTGCCAGAGTCATGTGGCCAGACTTCGTTAAAGGACCACATCATGAAAAAACTGCAAACAAACTACAAGACCTGGCAGACGGAAAAATAAAAAGATTAATTATAAATATGCCACCAAGACATACAAAGTCAGAGTTTGCATCATTTTTGTTTCCTGCATACATGATGGGACTCAACCCTAAATTAAAAATTATTCAAACAACACACACCGCAGAACTCGCATACAGATTCGGTCGTAAGGTCAGAAACCTGATGGGAACTGGTGAATATAAAAATGTTTTTGACAATGTTGTATTAAGTGCAGATAGTAAAGCTGCAGGAAGATGGGAGACAAATTATGGTGGCGAATATTTTGCGGCTGGTGTCGGCGGTGCTATTACTGGTAGGGGTGCTGATCTTCTCATTATTGATGATCCTCATTCAGAGCAGGATGCCCTCAGTGAGACTGCTATGGATAGTGCTTATGAGTGGTATACTTCTGGTCCTCGCCAACGTTTACAACCTGGAGGTAGAATTCTCATTGTCATGACTCGTTGGTCCACGAAAGATTTAACGGGACAATTGATGAAAGCACAAACAGAGCCAAAAGCCGATACATGGGAAGTCATTGAGTTTCCAGCGATATTACCAAGCAACACACCGATATGGCCACAGTATTGGAAGTTGGAGGAACTCGAAGCAGTCAAAGCTTCTTTGACAGAACAGAAGTGGCAAGCACAATGGCAACAGAATCCTGTATCCGAAGAAGGATCTATCATCAAGAGAGAGTGGTGGCAGCTATGGGAAAAAGAGGACCCGCCCGATTTGGTACACCTGATACAAAGTTACGATACGGCCTACAGCAAAAAAGAGACCGCCGACTATTCTGCAATATCGACCTGGGGTATATTTTATCCAAAAAATTCTTACAAGCCTCATGCTATGTTGATGGATTGTAAAAAAGGTAGATGGGATTTTCCTGAATTAAAAAAAGTTGCGATGGAAGAATATAAATACTGGGAACCTGAAACTGTTTTAATTGAAGCTAAAGCTTCAGGTATGCCTCTTACGGATGAACTTAGAAGATTAGGAATACCAGTTGTTAACTTTACACCGAGCAAAGGAAATGATAAGTACGTACGTGTGAATTCTGTTGCACCATTGTTTGAAGCAGGAATGGTTTGGAGACCTGATGAACGATGGGCAGAAGATATGGTGGAAGAGTGTGCTGCATTTCCGTTTGGAGATCATGACGATTTAGTAGACAGTATGACACAAGCTATGTTAAGATTCCGTCAAGGTAATTTTGTGGTTCATCCAGAAGATTACGAACCAGAGCCTTTAGCAATAGGGGTAGAACGAAGTTATTATTAGGAGGCCATATGGCAGAGAGCAAGTCACCGTCAAGAATAGCACAGCTTTTTGATTTATATCAAGACGCTATCGAAGCAGAAGATGACGATAAAATTCAAGAAATAGAATCAGAATTATTTATAATTAGTCCAAAACTAATTTCACCAAGCAAAGGTAAAAAAGGTGGACTGATCACGCCTCGTGGTTTTAAAAGAATGAAAAAAGGCAAAAGAAAAACAACTAGGATTTCATAATGGCTGTAGATAAAAAAATTCAACCGATTCCAGATTTTAAACCAATACAAGAACCGAACCCCGAAGCAGAGATATTGATCGAAGATGCGAGAAGAGAAGCTAACGCAGATGATATTGATGTTATACAAGAGGATGATGGTGGGGCAACTGTAGATTTTGACCCGAACCGTGCACCAATAACCGGTGACTTTTATCAAAATTTAGCGGAAGTTTTATCAGATGACGAGTTAAATGGTATAGCAAGCGATTTAGTCGGTGAATTTAAGGCGGATCGCGATTCACGGTCCGATTGGGAAGACTCATATACCAAGGGTTTAGATCTTTTAGGGTTTAAATATGATGAAAGAAGCCAGCCATTTCAAGGCGCGAGCGGTGTAACACACCCATTATTAGCAGAATCAGTCACACAATTTCAAGCACAGGCTTTCAAAGAGATGTTACCACCGCAAGGTCCGGTAAAAACAACAATTTTAGGCATGGAAACGCCAGAAGTTGTAGCTCAAGCAGACAGAGTGCAGGATTTTATGAATTATCAAATTACAACAGTTATGGAAGACTACACACCAGACATGGATCAGCTGCTTTTTCACCTACCACTAGCAGGATCAGCGTTCAAAAAAGTGTATTATGACGGAACTAAGGCACAATGCGTGTCAAAATTCGTGCCAGCAGAGGATTTGGTTGTAAATTACCTAGCCACGGATCTCGATACGGCAGAACGTGTAGGTCAAATTGTGAAAATGACACGAAATGAACTACTTAAACTACAAGTTAACGGATTTTATAGAGATATTGAAGTAGAGGAAAGCAACGAAGAGTCTAAAATTCAAGGAAAGTATAATAGTTTAGAGGGTGTAGAGAAAACAGACTACTCAAACAACACATACACGCTTTATGAAATACATTGCAATTTAAACATAAAAGGTTTCGAAGATAAAGACGGGAATACAGGAGAAGAAACAGGTATAGAGCTTCCATACATTGTAACGATAGATGAAGGTTCGAATGAAATTCTTTCTATCTACAGAAACTACAAGGAAGATGACCCACTTAAAAAGAAAATACAATATTTTGTACACTACAAGTTTCTTCCTGGTCTTGGCTTTTATGGTTTTGGTCTTATCCATATGCTTGGAGGTCTATCAAGAACGGCTACCTCCACGCTTCGTCAACTCATCGACGCGGGAACATTATCGAACTTGCCTGCAGGTTTTAAAGCAAGAGGTCTTAGAATTAGAGATGATGACAATCCTTTACAACCAGGAGAGTTCAGAGATGTTGATGCACCAAGCGGAGATTTGCGTCAAGGATTATTACCTTTACCTTACAAGGGACCCGATCAAACATTATTTCAACTATTAAGTTTTTGTGTAGACGCCGGCAAAAGATTTGCAGCCGTCGCTGATATGAAAATTGCAGAAACAAATACAAACGCACCGGTTGGTACAACGCTTGCTTTAATGGAGCAGGGGGCAAAAGTCATGAGTGCTATTCATAAAAGATTGCACTATGCACAAAAAATAGAATTTAAATTATTAGCACAATTATTTTCTACTTCACTGCCACCCGAGTACCCGTATCAGGTCGTGGGTGGCAACCAAACAGTTAAGCAAACAGATTTTGATGATAGAATTGATGTTGTTCCCGTTTCAGATCCGAACATGTTCTCGATGTCACAACGAGTTGCAATGGCTCAATTGCAATTGCAACTTGCACAAAGTAATCCAGAACAACATAACATGCAAGAAGCATACCGCCGTATGTATCTTGCATTGGGCGTGGACAATATTGAGGCGTTGCTTCCCCCACCGCCTCAACCACAGCCGACAGATCCAGCATTAGAAAATTCTATTGCGTTATTAGGCAAGCCACTAAAAGCTTTTCCAGGACAATCACATAAAGCACACATCGATGCACATCGTGCTTTCATGTCTAGTATGTTGGTGAAAAGTAATTTAGGTGCAATGAGTTTATTACAGGCACATATTTCTGAACACGTATCTTTCCAAGCGAGAGAAGAAGTGATGCAAGAAATGGCACCACAATTACAACAAGCTATGCAGCTTCCACCAGAACAACAGCAACAACTTCAAATGCAAATTGAAAGTAAGATCGCTGAAAGAATTGGTGTCATAACAAACAATATGGTTGTTGAAGAACAAGAAATGATGGAAGGTATGGATCAAGATAGTCTTGTTGAATTACGTAAAAAAGAATTAGATCTGCAAGCAGCAGAACTAAGAAGAAAAGAAAAAGCTGATGATAACGATGTAGCCGTTGATTTGTTAAAATTAAAACAAAAAGAAAAACAAAACAAAGACAACCTAGAGTCAAGACAAGATATAGCTGGACTTAGAGCAGCGGTTACGTTATCTAAAATGAATGGTCGATCTAACCGATAAAGTATTTAATCCAGAGCTCGCTCTTGAGATATATCAAAGTGTAAAAGCTAGGGCTAGTAAAGATAATATTCATTTAGTAGATTTTGCTGCAGCTTTAATTACTTGCTCTAAGGTCATTCTCAGGGAGGAACTTGGAGAAGAAGAAGCCAAGGTTTTATTTGACTTAATAAATAAATCTTGGATTGTCGAGAAAACTAGTGTAACACTTCACTAATGAAAAGATTAAAACCAGTACCAAGTAAAAATAAAGGACTACCAAAGCTACCTAAAGCTGTAAGAAATAAAATGGGCTTTATGAAAAAAGGCGGACTAGCAAAAGCTACTGCAGCATTAAAAGCTAGAGGCTTAAAGCGAGGCGGCCCTGCAAAAAAGAGAGGCTAACAATGAACTTTAAAAAAACAAAAGTAGAAGTGGTAAAACCAAAAAACCCTTTTCCTAACATGAAAGTTGGTTCTGATGCTGCTATTGTTTACTCACCTTTTGTTGTAAAACAGAACAAAGGTGGAGGTCCAAAAGGACAGACTAGCAAGGCTCAGATCAAAAAAGTTGCTTTCAAGGGCGTAAAGTAATAAAACCCTATCAACAAAGGAGGTTTGTATGAACTTACTAAAAGATCTTTG